GAATACGCCAACGGCCTCTTGGAATCAGCTGGGTACACCCCGCTGAATCAGAACAGCGAAAGCACCAATAATCAAGGCGGTGGCCAAACAAAAAAAGTAGCTTCAAAATATAAGACTGCGGAGGAAATCCAAAACGCAGTCGCTAATGGGGAGATCACATCGAGCCAAGCTGAACAGCAAATGGCTGGCCTAAATTCCGGAGCAAACAGTGGATCCGCTGTGGCAATGAACTCAGGCGACTCGCTGATGTCGAAGAATAAATCTCTTAACGACCCTCTATTAGCTGCGATTTACGCCTAATACGGGCTAAAACGCAATGGACTTGCTGAAAAACGTCCTAGGAATAGGATCCAATATAAAAAACTTTCTCAAGACCAAAGTCCCGAAACTTTGGGGAGATGCTGGCGATGAAATTCAACAACACGCCATTAAGCCAGCGATAAGTTTTGCCAAGACCGCAAATAACGCCGTGCAGAGGACTGCCGGTGCTATTGGCGATGCAGGAATAAAATATGGAATCAAAGCACCAATCCGGATGGCCGAAACAATCGGGCAAGGTGGACTAGATCGAGTGACGGGGAAAAAAGACCTTTTGCCATACGCGGCGTATGCTCCAACCTTTATGGAGGCGCCAAAAACCAACGTCGCCAAGGGACTATATAATATGGGCGCTGGTTTTGTGAACGCTGTCGGATCAGAGGGGATTGTCCGTCCAACCAACGACCTTGTGCAGGGAGTGGCAGATTTAGCCTACAAAAACCCAATCGAAAAAAAGAATTTCAAGAGTGGTGCATTTAAGCTTGGCCACGACTTAGCATCCGGAGCAAAACCGCAAGAATTCCTCGCAGATGCTGCCCAAACCATCCTCCCAATTCTTAACGCTTGGACAGGCGGAAAAGCCAAGACAGTATTTGAGGGGAAAGCGCTGGCACAGGTTATGGCTGGAAAATTTGGCCAAGAATTACAAAAACAAGCACTCAAAAAAATAGCCGTCGAGACATCAAAGACGATGGGCAAGCTGACGGGAGCTTTCACTGGATTGCAAGCTCTTATCGACAATCAAGATAAAACAATCACTCAGGATATCGTACAATCAGGACTCGCAGCACTCGGAGGATATGCTGGTGGCCGTGTTTTGGGCTTTGCAACACCTTACGCTGGACGCGAAGCGAGTGGCGTAGTTGGACTTGTAAAAAACAAACTAAAACCCGAAATAAACAAAGTCGTAACGGCCATTATCAATGGCGAGAAAACCACACTCGCAGAATTGCAAGCAAAAATGGCTGAAAAAGTTGGAAAATTTTCCGGATACAATACCATCGAAGACACAAATAAAATAGCGCGGGAATTATGGAATAAAGCACAAAAAACCGTAGTCGAAACAAAAGTCCCATACACTCCGCAAGGAGTGACGGCCAATTTGATACAAAAAACAGAGGGCGCACCTGTAGGGCTTTCAATCAAAGATGTGAGCGGATCCGTTCCGGGAAAAGCAAAACTGAAAATAAGCCAGTTAATGGACGCGGAGGGCGACAATATTGCAAGCACTCCTGGTAAAATAATGCCAGGGGAAAAATCAATGACTAAGGGGCCAATTGACGTCGTTAAAACAAACGAGGGATTTATGGTTCTTGATGGCCAGCATCGCGCAGTTGAGGCAATGGGAGCAGGACAGGCAGATATAGAGGCCAATATACTCACAACAGCGGAAGCAATGGCAAAATATGGCGATAGGTGGCCACAACTAGAGGGCGTACTCAATGATGCCCCAGTAGCACCCAAAACACCACAGGCGACCCCAAATCTCGCACCACAGGGCGGAGCAAAGAGCGCCGAGGAAATCATAGCGTCCGTCACAAACAATGGAGGAAAAATCCCACCGAAACCACCAAAAACACCGGGAATCCCGGCGCCCGCAGAAATCCCCGGCAATCCCGGTAAAATGGCCAATGCAGGAATCAACACTGATCACCTTTTGATAGGCGACGAGGCTAAAGCCACAATCGACCAAGCAATGAAAGAAGCTCAACCACAGATGCAGGAAGCGGTCGGAAAAGTGATGAGCAAAGAAGAAGTGGTAAAGGCAGCCGAAGCCAGCGCCAAAACACTCAAAAAAACAATGTCCCGCGAAGAGGTGCTCCAAATGGGAGAGCGCGCTTTGAATTTGCGCCAAGCCATCGCGACTGAAGCAGAAAAAGGGACTGTAACCCCTGAACTCATCGACCTTTTGAAAGCCGACAAGGAATTCTCATCCGCCAACGCGAGACTTTTGCAACAACGATCAATCGACGTCAGTCCAGGGGAAAAAAGCCCAATGTTGGCAATGATTGACCTTGTGAACAGCAAAGTGGACGACATTGATGCAGTTATGAAGGCCGCTCAAGGGGTTGATTTCAACGACGCCCACCAGTCGGCAATTTTTTATAGACAATTTGTGAAGCCAAAAATCGGAGATTGGATTGATGTTTTGAGATACAACTCAATGCTTTCAAGCCCACTGACACACGTCGTCAATATCAGCTCCAACTTTGTGAACTCGGGAGCCATCGCACCATTCGAAAAAACCGTGGCAGGGACGGTGGACTTTTTGGGCTCAGCTATTACTGGCAAGGAGCGCACTCAATTTGCTGGCGAAGGAGCTCAGCACGTCGTGGGATATATGAAAAGCTTCGGAGACGCAGCACATCGATTCGCCGAGGTTATGAAGGGCGAGAGATTATCAGGAAATCTAGACACGCGCAATATCCCACTGGTGCCAGGATCGAAGGTCGGAACTAAAATCGAAAACTCACTGTCCTACCCAATGAAACTACTTGAGGGGATGGATCAGTTTTTTACAGCCCTGACCGAAGGTGGAGAGCGAGCATCGCTCAACTATCGAGCCGGAAAGGGTGTGGCTGTCAATGATTTGGAAAAACAAGTCCGAGATAAAGCCGCATACCGAATATATCGCCAAGACCTGCACGCTGATGGCCAAGGAACGGTGTTGGACGCTGTAGACGCGGTCACTGGGCTAGTAATGAAGGCGCGCAACCACGAAAATGGACTGCTTCGAAATTTAGCCAAGTGGACGGTGCCATTTATTAAGACGCCGATGAACATTTTCAAGCAGGGGCTAGAGTATTCACCTGCTGGGTTTGCTACGATGCACGGCGCCCAAAATAAAACCGAACAGGCGGCCAAAGCGATCATTGGATCAACAATTTTTATGGGAGCGGGAATGATGCTGGAAAGCGGACGACTCACGTGGGCTGAACCTATTAGCGAAAAAGAAAAGAATGCATTTCGTGCGGCGGGGATGCAACCATATTCAATCAAGCTCGGAGACAAGTGGTATTCATATCAAAAGCTCCCGCCTGGACTTTCATTCTCGCTGGCAATGGTAGCGGCGATTGATGACACACAGAAAAACGCCAAACTCGGAGATGATGCAGTCGACCAAATCCTGACAGCGGTATCAAAATACGGGCAATTTTTGTCCGACCAATCCTATGCTAAAAGCATCGGTGATTTGCTGACCGCTGCTAAAGGTGGCGAGAGTGGAATCACCCGCCTGCTATCCAACTACCCTCAACAAGTTGTACCATATCGAGCCCTCGGAGGATGGCTCGCAAGACTCACTGATGACGTCCAGCGTAAGGTGGATCCATCGCTTGGATTTATTGATAAGCAGGTGCAACTTTTGATGCAAAATGTTCCGTTTTTGTCGCAATACACCCCAGCGCGAAAAGACCAATATGGAAATGATATTGAAAACACTGACAATGTGGCCAATTCTTTCTCTCCTGTCCGGATGTCTACTGAAAATCCGCAGATGAAGGAGCAATACGACAATATGACAGCCGAAAAACGAGCCGCTAGCCAACAAAAACAACTCAAAGAGGCACTAAAGACTGGCGGGTCAATCCCGAACGCTGAGGGCAAATCTGAGGCTTTGAAAGCGATGGGAGACGCTGGAAACTATATATATGCCTTTGACCTTGAAAAATACATCGGAGAAAACAAAGAGTCTGGAATCAAGAAATATACCCACCAAACAGACAAGGCATACGCCGCGCGCCAAATTATGGAGGGCACGGAAAAATACAAAGACATTCCCGATGAGATAAAGCCCGAGATTTACAAAGCAATGGGACTTGATGAGCACGACGTAGAATACGACTACATGGCCAACCAGCCCGGAGATGCTGTGGCTCAATATTTGAATGAAGAATTTGACAATGCCAACCTCGACCACAATTCGGTCGTGAGGGCTCTTGTAAATGGACGACGAGCGTCAATTAGCGGAAAAATGATGGTGTCCAACACGGTCGTGGATGAAATGTATAAGGCTGGAAAAATCACCAAGGCCGAGCAAACTGCACTCAAAAAAGTGAAGATTGGAAAAAATGGGCAAAACCAAAGCTCGGTGTCAGGTGGCGGATCGAGGAAAAAGTCAGTGTCGGCACTAGTGACTGCATTGAAGAATGGACCCAAACTCGGCGGGCAACAAAAAATCAGCTCGAAATCTCATGTGGCTCCGCTTCAACTACCAAAAATGAACATGGACGCTACATTAAAAACCAGCGTACCTAAAGCAAATCCTATATCAATTGCCCAGCTTTTCCAAAAAGTCGCTACACCCGACGCTCCGACCAGTGTGACAAAAGCCCGAAACTTGGTAGCGGGGATGAGTGCAGCGCAAGCGCCAGCAGGATCCAACAAAAAACTATCAACCAGCTTTTATAGAGGGTAGAAAAATGTTATAATAAGAATATAAAGCAAAAAATATGTCAATAAAACTACTCGACGGCCTCTCAGACCTTTCAAAAGAGCTCGGAGAGACAAACACAAATTCAACAACCAACCGAATCCGTCACTACAATGACGCGATTCAGGCATTTTTTGCTGAAAAAAAGTGGTCATTTTCTACCAAAAAAGATGAATCACTTGCAACTGTGGCCGGAGAGCAACGATACAATCTCGATTTAATCACCGATATCCGCCAGCCTGGAGGATTCAAAGAAATTATGATAGGGGCAGACGCCGAAGATAACCCAGCATACACGCCAATCGACTACGAACAACGGCACATGCCTCAATTTAGAGGTCAAAAATACTTCTATTACGACCAGGAAACCAACGACATTGTGTTCCTGACTGAAATTGCGCAAACTGGGCTCGCAATCACAATCCGGTACTATTTTGTGCCCGAGAGAATTGAAGATACTGGATCGGCCGACGAATTCCCATGTCCCGATAAATTTAGAAAAATTATAGCCACGCTGGCAGCCGCGTACGTTCAATGGGCGCGATACCTCGATGCGCAGGGCAATCGTCTGTTCAATATGTATGACAGACTTTTGAACAAGACGTCGTTCCAACAAGAGGAACGCAACCGTAACAACCCGCGTAAAATGGAGCATCCCTTGAGGTGGCGTGGCTTTAAGCGCACCTACCCTAGCGGATCCCGCATAAGATAATGAAACAAACATCCCCACTAGCAGGTGGCTCAAATCTCCCAGCTCAAAACTGGGCGTTTGACGGCTTCAACCTCGGCGTCAATAAATTTGCACTTGCCACTGAATTAAAGGGCAACGAACTCGAGCAGGCTACAAACTGCGAGCTTTATGGTAAGCGCAGTATTAGGCCGAGACGAGGGGGCATTCAACTCGGATTGACACTACCTGGCGACTCGGTCGACGGGTTGTTTCAGTTTAAGGAGGGCGCAGCAAACGAAATCCTCGGACTCAGCGGGGGAGCACTTCGAAAATACAATCCGTTGACTGAAGATTGGGACGCCGTAACTGGCGGAAGTTTTACATCGGGACTCAGAACGCGAGCCGTGAAACTCCGTGGAAATATGTATTTTGGAAACGGCGACGACAACTTTATGCGCTATAACGGTACGATAGTGCAGTCCTTCACTGCTGTAGCAGCACCGACTGGCATATCCGTGACCCCGCAAGGAACCCCAGGAACCATGACATATTCGTATATGATTACCGTCGTGACGGATAAGGGAGAATCACTCCCAAGTGCGCAATACGACACGACCACGGGAAATGCGACGCTAGACACAACCAATAAAAATAGAATCGTTTTCAACCGCCGAACAGACAGCCAGGTCGTCGGATACAATGTGTATGGCCGAAAAACGACAGGAATGGGAATCACGCTGATGAAGTACATTGACCAGCCCTCCTCGGGCGCCACAATCACGTGGGACGACGATGGAGCAATGACACCGCAAATATGGCTACCACCCGAAGGAGACAGCACTGACGGGCCAAGTTTGAGCATGTGGGAGCAATTGAGAGGCTCTTTGGTCGGCGCGGGAGACGTGAATAACCGACATAGGCTCTATTTTTCAGGAACTGGCGAAAGGTATGAATCATTCAGCCCCGCTCACAATGGAGGATGGGTGGACGTTCGCCCGGGAGACAATGACGCTGGGGTAAACGGCTTTGCACCATTTGAAGCGAAAATCATCGTTTTGAAGGAGCGATCAGTCCACAACTTCACCTTCAGTCAAACGACGGGAGATGCCGTTATTGGAGAGGTTATCACCTACGTGGGATGCGGAGCGCCTGGATCTGTGGTGGTGATGGAAAATGATGTAGCATTTATCGACTCGGAGCGAAAACTGCGCGTACTTGGGTACGAGCCAAACTTTGCGTCCGCAATCCGAACCTCGTCACTTTCCGAAGGAAGATGCCAAGAACTATTCGACGACATCAACCCTGACTATTTATATCAGGCTGAGGCGGTGTATTTTCAGGGAAGATATGTCCTTGCCTACACACCAGTCGGCGCAACTAAAAACGAAAAGGTGCTCATTTATGACCGCAAATATCTTGCATTTTTAGGAAACTGGGACGGCGCCGATTGCCATGTCCGATCGTGGCTGATTTGGGACGGCATAGATCACAAGCAAAGATTATATGCTGGATCGAGTGACAGCGGAGACGTGTTTGAATTTAGCGTAGAGGGAAACCTGACCAATTACGACGGGTCAATAATTTTCTCACTGGTGCGAACTCGAAATGAAGACCTTAAAAATTCAGGACAAAGCAAACTGTGGAAGTGGAGCGACATGAGACTTTTTCGTGCGACTGGAACCATAAAGCTGAAAATCATCTTGAACGGATCCACCACCTTTGATGAAAAGAACTTCTCGAGCATTGTTC